GTCGGTCGCGTGCACCCCCGAAATTGGGACCCCCACATTGGTTGAATTTCCGATTGAGCCGATCCGGTGGGATCGCGGATACCTCGAGCCGGTTCAAACCGCGATCGAGCGAGATGCCGCGGGCCGCCCCGTCCGGCTCATCCTTTCTTCGAGGTCCTGTGCGAGGCCGACCGCGATCACCGCTGCGTCCGTTGACGCAGACCGGCCATCGGCCGCTGCCCGAACCGGTGGCCGCGACCGATCCGACCATTGGTGAGCCACCGGCCGATCTCTCGGGCCTGGGCCTCGAGTTATGGCACGAGTACGTCCGCGACCGGACGGCTCTTGGCACGATCACGCGGCTCGATCGGATCACGCTCATCCTGGCGTGCCAGGCCGTGTCCCGCGCGGAACACTCGGCGAGCATCAAGGCCATCGATATCGCGCGGCGGCTCCTGACGGAACTCTTAGCCACACCGGCGACGCGGCTCAAGCTCGGCAGCCTTGCCAAATCCAAACCTCGAGAAACGGGACCGCAAACGACAACGGCGATTGGCCGCTCGCTCGACCTCATTGTCGGAAAACGCACGGGCTGATCGCGTCGCCGTCTTTTTCGAGCGCTATTTGCGGCATTCCAGGGGGCAGTGGGCCGGTCAGCCGTTTCGGCTGACGGCCTGGCAGCGCTCCCACATCATCGATCCCATGTTCGGCCGGACTGGGCCGGACGGACGCCGCCAGATCCGCACGGCGCTCATCGAACTCCCACGCAAGAACGGGAAATCAGAGCTTGCCGCCGGGATTGGCCTCTATCTGCTCTGTGCGGATGGCGAGGCTGGGGCCGAAGTCTATGCGCTGGCCACGGATCGGCTCCAGGCGCGGATTGTCTTTGGTGAAGCGCAACGGATGGTGCAGAGCTCGCCGGATCTCGCCGCGCAACTCAAGGTCTATCGCGATGTGATCGCCGATCCCGAGACCCTGAGCGTGTTTCGTGTGCTCTCGGCCGATGTCCCGACCAAACACGGATTCAATCCGCACGGCGTCATTCTCGATGAGCTCCACGCGCACAAGAGCCGGGATCTGTGGGACGTGATGACCACGGCGCAAGGCACGCGGCGCGAACCGCTGCGCCTGGCCATTACCACGGCCGGCTACGATCGCGAATCGCTCTGTTACGAGCTCCACAGCTACGCCCGCGATGTGCGCAGTGGTGTGATCACGGATCCCTCGTTCCTGTCCGTGCACTACGGCGCCCGGGACCATCAGGACTGGCGCGATCGCGCCGTGTGGGCGGAGGCGAATCCGGCGCTCGGCGATTTCCTCCGGCCGGAGTTTCTCGAGGATGAATTCCGCCAGGCGGAGGCCTCGCCGGCGCGGCAGAACACCTTCCGGCGCCTGTATCTCAATCAGTGGGTGGAACAACGCACACGGTGGCTCGAGCTCGAGCGGTGGGACGCGCAAGCGGCCTGTCCGGCGCCGGCGGAACCGGACGGCCGGTGGGCGGTGGGCGGCCTCGATCTGGCCTCGGTGGCCGATCTCACGGCCTGGGTGCTCGTCTCGCCGTGTCCGGCCGATCCGGAGGCCGCGGATCTCTGGTGTCAGTGCTTCGTGCCGGAGTCACAACTCGAGCAGACCCGGAATCCCCGGCATTGGGCGCGCTATCGGGAATGGGCCGACGCCGGGATCCTTACCGTGACGCCGGGCGCCGCGGTCGATTACGGCGCGGTCCGGGTCCGCGTGGTGGCCGATGCGATGCGGTGTGACATTCGCTCGGTCAACCTCGATCGGCTGTTTCAAGGCCAACAACTCATGGCGGAGCTTGCAGAGGAGGGGATCCCGGTGGTGGCCTTCGGTCAGGGGTTCCTGTCGATGGGGCCGGCGGTGAAGGGGTTCGAGCGGCGATTTCTGGCCGGAAAGTGGCATCATGGGGGCCATCCGATCCTCCGCCATGCGATCGCGCATGCCGTGGCCAAGTCCGATCCCGCCGGCTTGCAGAAAATCGATCGGGATGCGTCGGTCAAAACCGGCGGCCGGGTCGATGCGCTGGTGGCGCTCGTGATGGCGGCGGATCGGCTCGATCGGGAGCTCGCGGCGGATCGGCCGCCGGAAGGATTACTCCTCGTATGAGTCAACGCGATCGCTCACGGCGCGATGAGGACGGCCGCACACCACGCGGGTACCGGATTCAGGATTTCGCCCGGCTCGAGGGCGTCTCTGAGCGCACGGTTCGGACGTGGGCCGAAAAAGGGGCGCTGCGTGTCTCACGCATGGCGAGCCGATCCGGGGTGCGGGTCGATTACCTCGAGCCGCCGAACCGCTGATATACGGCGAGCGCCCGCAACATGCGGAAATATGCGGCAGGCGCGGCCGCAACAGTCTAGCCAGGCCTCCCCGTTTTGCTCGATCGTCACCGGCGATCGATGTGGGATTGGCTCCTCTCATGGTTTCGGCGTGACGCCCGCGAGCTCGAATACGAGCTCCCGATCGGCCTGCCCGCGCAATCGCTCATTCCGCTGATGGCCGATGCGTCCTACGGGACGCTGTACAAGACACAACCATCCGTGCGGATCTGCGTCGATTTCCTGGCGCGGAACGTGGCACAACTCGGCCTCCATTTGTATCGCCGGATGCCGGACGATTCGCGGGTCCGAGTCCGGGATCATCCGATCGTGGAGCTCCTCGCGGCTCCGAATCCCGGCACCACGCCATTCGCGTTGATTGAACAGTTGATCGTGGATCTGAGCGTGTACGGGAATGCGTTTTGGTACGTGAATACCCGGCCGGCGCGGCTCACGTGGGTACCGGCCAATCGCGTGGCGATCGCCGGCGCCACGCGGCCGCTCGGCTATGCGCTCCTGGGCGGCGAGAAACCCGAACCGCTCAACGTCGATCGCATGATCCACGTGCGCTATCCGAATCCGGAGGCGCCGGCGGTGGGGCTCTCGCCTCTGAGCTCGCTGAAAACCCGGCTCATGGAGGAATCCGCCATGGATTCCTACCGGATCTATTTCTGGCGGAACTACGCGCGCCTCGGGGGCGTGATCGAGCGCCCGAAGGATGCGCCGCGGTGGACGCCGGAACTACAAAGCCAATTTCAGGAGCAATGGCGTGAGGCCTTTTCCGGCCTGGCCAATCAGGGGAAAACGCCGGTCCTGCCGGACGGGATGACGTTCAAGGAACTGAGCTCGAGCGCCCGTGAGGCGCAACTCGTGGAGGCCAAAAAGGCCACACGCGAGGAAGTGGCGGCCGTTTACATGATCCCGCTCGCCATGGTCGGCCTGATGGACAAGGCCAACTACGCCAATATGCGGGAACAACACAATCAGCTCTATACCGATTGCCTGCCGCTCCTCACCACGCGCATTGAGCAGGAGCTCGAGCGGGTGTTGTTTCCGCTCTACACCAACACGGCGAATCTCTATTTCGAGTTCAACCTGTACGAAAAGCTCCGCGGCTCCTTCGAGGAGCAATCCTCCGCGTTTCGCTCGAGCGTGGGCCAACCGTTCCTGAGCGTGAACGAGGCGCGCACACGGCTCAATCTGCCGCGGATTGACGATCCGCGATTCGACACGCCGGTTATTCCGCTCAACGTGGCGGCCGGCGCCGGCCAGATCGGGGACGTGAATTCGCCACCGCCGGACACCACGGTTCCGCCATCGGAGTGGGTGCAGTGATGCCACGGATCGAAACCAAGCTCTCCCCGTCGCAGACGATCGGGATCAGTGAAACGGGCCAGTTCACGGCCCGCGTGGCGGCCTTCGGCAATGTCGATTCCTACGGCGATCGGCTGATGCCGGGGTGTTTCGAGGCCTCGCTCGAGGAGAAAGCGGCCGCCAACAAAACCGTGCCGATCCTCTGGTCGCACGACTGGCTGAGCGTGCCGATCGGATTCTGCGCGAAAGCGTATGAGGATCCGGACGGCCTGATCGTGGAGGGGCAATTGCTCCTTGCCGATCCGCGGGCGCAGTCGGTTCATGCGCTGATGCGGGAACGGGCGGTGACGGAGTTCTCGTTCGGGTTCGTGGCGGCGGAGGCGGATCTGACGATCAAGTGGGAGGATGGCGAGTATATCCGCGAGCTCGGCCGGGTCGATCTGGTGGAAGTCTCGCCGGTGCTCTACCCGGCCAACGATTCGACGGAGCTCCTCTCGATTCGATCGGCGCCGCTCGCCATCCGTTCCGGGGCCACGCTCTCGGCGAGCACGAAACGCCGGCTCTCGGACATGCGTTCGGCGCTCCTCACCGTGGCGGAGGAGCTCGGAAAGTTTCTCGAGGATCCCACCGGGGCGCTCGAGGAGCGCCAGGCGCCGGCCGGCGCCGCACCATTGCGCCTTTCGCTGGCGCCGGAGTCCGCGCTCGATCCGGATGAACCGTACCGCCGGATCGTGGCGGATCACTGGCCTCGGCTGTAAACGGAGATCACGCCAATGACACGACGAGAAGAAATTGACGATCTGCGGAAGCGGGCCATGGGAGTGCTCGAGGGCGCCAAGAGTGCCGGCCGGGTGCTCACGCCGGAGGAACGTACGGATCTCGACGGGTGGAAGGCTCGCGCCGATGCGCTCTACGCCGAACAGGCGGCCATCGACGCCAACCGGGCCGAGTATGCGGTGTGGGAATCGCGGGCCTTGCCGGGCCTCGAGCCGGCCGCGGCGCCGGCGGCCGGCCTGATGCGGGCCGGGGTGGTGCTCCCGGCCGAGATCCGGCGCTCGATCGGCGAGCAGGTGACGGAGGCGCCGGGGTTCGCGGAATACAAGTCCCGGCGCGTGCCGTTCGCGGTGGAAATCGAGATCAAGGCCGATGCCGGGATCACGATCCCGAACGTGCCGGCCTTGACAGGCGCGGCCTTCGATGTGCCGGTGCAGCGATCGCCGGCGTTTCCGTGGCGTGTCGCCTCCCTGCTCGGCCAGGGGACCGCGGAGGGCGGGGCCGTCCCGTACATGCGGATCACGGCGTTTACCAGCAACGCGGCCGTGGTGGCGGCCGGCGCGGCCAAGCCCGTGTCTACCGCCACATCGGAGTTCGTGTGGGCGCCGGTGGTGACGATCGCGCATCTGATCATCGTGCCGAATCAGTTGCTCGAGGATGCGCCGGCGTTTCGCACGACGATCGAAACCCGGATGATCAACGGCCTGATCCGGGCAGAAGACAACCAGATCCTCAACGGCACGGGCCTCGCCGGTCAAATGCTCGGGATCCTGGCCACACCGGGCCTCACGGCCGCGAAAGCCGCCACCGGGCCGGCCTATGCGGACGCGATCCTCGAGCAGTACATGGCCATTTTCACGGCCACGTATATCCCGCCCACCGGGATCGTGATGGCGCCGGATGCGTTCACGAACGTGGCCACGTCCAAGGCGACGACCACCGGCGCGTATTTCCTGACCGGCGCGCCGTTCGACCGCTCGCCGGCGCCGCTCTCGGTGTGGGGCCTGCCGGTGGCCATCTCGCCGTCGATGGCGTCAGAGGAGGCGCTCGTGGGGGCGTTCATGACCGAATCGATCCTCTACCGCAAGGGCGGGATCCGGGTCGCCGTGAGCGAATCGCACGAGGACATTTTCGCCAAGAACTGCACGGCGATCCGGGTCGAGGAGCGGTTGGCGCTCGCGGTCTACACGCCGGCGGCCTTCGGCAAGGTGACGGGCCTCGGCGCGCCGTAGGGTGCGGGCATGTTCGTGATCGTGACGGCTCCGCCAGTGGATATCACGCCGATCGTGTCGATCGACGAGGCCCTGGCGGAGTTCCGCGAGCAGGATCCGACGAGTGAGCCGGAGGCTTGGGCGCGGCGGATTGCGGCCGCGGAGCAGGCGTGGGAGCGGGAAACCGGCGTCAAGCTCCGCCGGCACACCGTCAAGGCGGAAGGCCGATCGGTGGCGCGCTCGCTGGTGTGGCTCCCGATCGGCCCGATCGTCACGATCAACACGTTCACGCTCGAGGGCACCGCGATCGATCCGGCCTCCGTGGCGATCGTCGGGATGAACACGTGCCGGCTCCTCGCCTCCGCCTCCGGGTGCGGGTGTGATCTGCGCGGCTGGCTCACGCTCGAGGCGGTGGTCGGGTACGAGCCGGCCACGATCGGCGCCGATCATCCGGATATCAAACAGGCCTTGCTCCAACTGATCGGCCATTGGAGTGAACACCGGGAGGCGGCGCAGAGTCAGACCGCGGCGCTTGGCGGCTCCGTGCTCGAGGTTCCGGAATCCTGGCGCCAGGCGCTCGATCGCTGGCGCCTGGTGGTGGCGGCCTGATGGCCGGCGGGCTGCTCAAGCATCGGATCGACGTGGATCGCCTGGCGCTCGTCTCAGACGGCGCCGGCGGCCATCTCGAGAATTGGAGCCCGCTCCTGACGTTCTATCCGGCGCACGTGACGCCAGGCGGGGCCACGAGCGTGGAGCGGCTCGTGGGGGATACCCGAATCGAGGCGCCAGGGGTGAGCGAAATCCTGATCCGCAAACCGGCCGGCCTCGAGCTCAGGGCCTCGGATCGGGTGACGTATCAGGGCCGCGTGATGCAGATCCGCGGCCTCGAGGACATCGACAACGGCCGGCGGTTTCTCCGGTTGTTCTGCGTGGAGGACGTGCCGTGAAAGACGCGATCGGCCTCGAGTTTTCCGTGGCGCCGCTCCTCAAGGCTCTGGCCTCGAGCTCTGAGGCGATCAAGGCCTCCGCCGGCCAGATCGTGGAGCGGTGGAGCCAGGCGGCCGCCGGGGCGATGCGTGGCGCGGTCCCGCTCGGCCAACAGAAACGGCGCAAGGGGCCGCATTTGCGGGACACGGTCAAAGTGACGCCACGCGGGCCGCTCGCCTATCAGGTGGCGGCCAGGGCGCCGCACGCGCATCTGTGGGAGGCCGGCACGGTGACACGGTTCCATCGGCGCTCCGGGAAATCGGTCGGTCGCATGCCGGCCGCCAATCGCCTGATCCCGATCGCCATGAGTCACCGGGGCCGGATGCTCGCGGAGCTCGAGCGGACGATCCCCAACAAGGATCTGGTGTGAGCGACAACCTCCCGCCGATCGTCCGGGCCGTGTTCCGACAGCTTGACGCCGATCCGACGCTCCGATCGCTGGCGCCGGGTGGCGTGCATTTCGCTCAAGGTCCGGAGGATATCCCGCTCCCGTGCGTCCTGATCACGATGCCGGATGCGGTCCAGTCGATCCAGGAGTTCGGCCGAACCGCGTATGAGGATGGCACGGTGCGGGTGTTCGCATGTGACGAATCCGCGAGCGCCGTTGAGGCGCAAGCGATCGCCGATCGCATCGATTGGCTGCTCCATGATCAACGGCTCGACACCGGGCCGGACTATGCGTGGATGGCCACGTTTCGGACCGCGGTCCATGCCGAATTGGTGGATGAGGATGATCTCGCCTATCAACGCCGGGGCGGTTCGTATCGCGTCCTGATGTCACGCCACTGAACGGGAGAAACCACCATGAGACTCGCCGGCCGAAATGCGGAAATCAAGATCACGGTGGGCGCGGGGACCGCGCTTGCGGTGCCGATGTCCAGTTACTCGATGAACATGGAGACGGAGCGGATCGACGCCACCAATTTCGGCGATCCGAACAAAGTGGAAGTCCAGGGGTTGCCGTCGCTCGGCGGCGATTTCTCCGGGTTCTACGAATCCACCGCGAGTTATCAACTGTTCGCGGCCGCCCTGGCGCCGGCACCGTCCACGCTCTCGATCGCGCCGGACAAGATCAATTTCCCGACGTGGCTCGTGTCCGGCCCGGCCAACATTTCGGCCTCGCTCAGCCAGGACGTGAACGGCGCGATCGAAATCTCCGGATCGTGGAGCGCTGCGGGCGCCTGGGATCTCGACGAGATGATCGTGGCGCCCACGCCGGCGCCCTAGCGGCCGGCCGTGTTCGCGTTGACGCTCCGCGGCGATCGCGGAACGGTGCTCCGGGGCCATGCGGAGGCCGGGACGTTCGGGCCGTGGAGTCTGGCGCCACGGCCGGGTAAGGCGCTTGCCGATCTGCGGGTGACGGGGGAGCGGCTCGATCCCTATCTCGGCCTCAAACCGCCCACCGGGATCCGGATCCATTTCCCGGCGCGGGCCACCGGCGCCAGCGGCACCGTCACCGCCACCACGGCCAGGCCGGCGCCGGCGCCGGCGGCTGCTGACGATCCACAGGCCTGGTGGACGTGGCGAGCGGTCCGGCGGGAGGCGCCGGGCCATTACGTGGTCGAAGGCCTTCCGGAAGTGAGTTGAACCGATGGCGCGGCGCAATGCGTTTGCCAGTACCGAAGTCCGGCGGCTCGAGCTCACGGAGGGCGATTGGATCGAGCTCAAAACGGAGCTCTCCGTGGGCGATCTGCAACTCCAACACTGGCTCCTGTTCGATGTCGATCCGGTGAATACCGCCAGCACGGGGCCGGACGGCAAGCCGCGGGTGGGTGTGCGGCCGCGCAAGGATACGGCGCTCGTGGCGGAGCTCGCCGTGGCGCTCGTGGGCTGGAATCTCGAGGATGCTGACGGGCCGGTTCCGCTCGCCTCGACCGCGGAGGATCGGGCGCTCCAATTGGCCAAGCTCCGGGAGCCGATCCTCGAGGAGCTCCGCGAGGCCTACCGGCGGCACTACGCCGGGCCGGCAGTCGAGGAAAAAAAAGAGCCTACGCCGATCACGATCGGGCCGTCCTGAGCGTGGCGCTCGCCACCGGGTGGGAACCGGACGTGATCGAGGCGCTCCCGGCCCATCGGTACAAGGCGCTCGTGGCGCTGCTCGAGGAGCGGGCCGCGGCGGTGCGACGGTAGGGGATCTGAGATGGCGCTCACGGCACGATTCACCGCCGACTTCTCACAGTTCGATGCGGCGCTCCAGGGCGCGGCCGTCTCGATCAACACGTTTGAGCGGGGCGTGAAATCGGCGGCCGCGGATCTCAATCGCCTGGCCTCGAGTCTGAGCGGCGCGGATATTCAACGCCAGGCGGCCACGCTCGCCAGTGCCATCGAATCGATCGGTGGAGCCGCCCGGCTCACCGCCAGTGAACAACAGAAATCGTTGGCCACGCTCGATCAGGCGCTCGAGAAATACCGGGCGCTTGGCGAACAGGCGCCGCGGGCCGTCGTGGAGCTCGCCGAACAACTGCGCAAGTTGCGGGTGGCCAACGAGGGCGTGGAACAGAGCGCCAAAGAGGCCACCACGGCGCAAACCGCGGTCGGCCGTACTTCCGAAGGCCTCACGAGTTCGCTCGCCAAGCTCGGGCCGATGATGGCGGCGACGTTTTCGGTGGGGGCGGTGACGGCGTTCGCCCGTGAAATCGTGGAGCTCGGCGGAAAGATTGCGGATACCTCAGAGCGCCTGGGAATCAGTGCGCGGGCGGTGCAGGAATTTCAGTACGCGGCCGAACAGACCGGCACGTCGATCGATGCGATCGGCGCGGCCGTGAGCAAGCTCGGAAAAGGCCTGGTCGAAGGCAAGGGGGTCGTGCCATCACTCGATCGGCTCAATCTGAGCCTGGCGGAGCTCCGGCAAATGGAGCCGGACAAGGCCTTTACTGCGGTCGCCGATGCGATCGGTAAGGTCGAGGATCCGATGCGCCAGAGTCAGATCGCCATGGAACTGTTCGGCCGCTCCGGGACTGAACTGTTGCCGGCGATGAAAACCGGGATCGGCGAATTGGCCACCGAAGCGGAAAAGCTCGGCCTGGTGCTGAGTGACGATGCGGTCAAATCGCTGGCCGATTTCGGCGATGCGTGGGATCGCCTGGTGCTCAAGCTCAAGGTGGGCGTGGCGGAAACGTTCCTGCAACTCCCGGATGCGATCCGGCTGATGAAGGATCAGGTATCCACGATTCCCGGCCTGATGTCCGGGATCGGGCGCGGGATCACGGAGGTATTTCACTCACTCGGCAAGGAAAGCGCCGGCGCGGCCTTTGCCCGCGGGTTTGCGATCGAGGCGGCCAAAGGGATTGACGACTCGCTCGACGCGATCATTGGCAAGGCCTTTGAACGGATCGACAAGTTCGATGCGGCCATCGGGATCACGCGCAAGCCGGTGCAGATCGGGCCAAGTGATGATGAGCTCGAGCGCCAACGATTGGCGGCGGAGGCCTACCGGAAGGAAATCACAAAGCTCCGGGACGAGTTGAGCGGTGCGGCGCTCGAGGGCGAGATCAAGCGGCTCACGGAGGCGTGGAACAAGCTGACGCCGGCGCAAAAGGAGAGCCAGGCGACGATCGATCGGATGCTCCCGAAGCTCGAGGAGCTCACGAAACAACACGCCACGCTCACGCCGGAGCTCGAGAAGCTCTATCAGGAAAACCGGAAACTGATCCCGACGATCCCGGACGTGACGGATCGATTCCGGAATCAGATCATCGTGCTCGGCAACTACAGCCGGGCGGCGGAGGAGGCACGTAACCGAATCGCGGGCCTCCGGACGGATGGCCTGTTGCCCACGCGGGATGTGCTGCAGGGGATGCAAGGCGCGCTCGAGAAGATCCCGCCCAAAACCAATGACATTACCGGCGCCATGGGCCGCATGGCGGAGGCCACGCGCAAGGCGAAAGAGGAGGCCGAAAAGCTCACCGCCATGAATTGGGGCGCCACGTTCGGCACGATTCTGACCGATGCGCTACGCGGCGGAGGATGGGAGGGCGCGGCGCGGGCTCTCGGCGGGCTGCTCGGCGACACGATTACGAGCTCGATGCAAGCCGCCACGCAAAAGGCGATCAAAGAGGACACGATCTCCACCGCCGGCGCGTTCGTGCAAGGGTTCGCGGGCGTGGCGGTGGGCGCGTTTGCCTCCGCCTACGTGGACGCGATTATCAGTGCGATCAATCACGACAAGAATTTCCGCCTGGCGCACGAGGCCGGCGCGGCGCTCGGCAGTGAGTTTGCGGCCGGGTTCGGCGGGCCGAAAGGATTCCGGCAATTCGCGGAGCTCGCCGGCGCCTCGAGCGATCAGATTGCGCGGGCCATGGTGGGCAGTGCCGAGAGTGTCCAGCAGGGGATCGCGGCGATCACGCCGATGCTCAACCAGTACAAACAGGCCTTAGACGGCCTGGCCACCGCGGCCGGGGGCACCGGCGATATCGGCGCCGGCCTGGCCAGGCAATTCGAGGCGATCACGAAAGCGCGCGATCAGGCGCGGCAGGCGAAACCGGATATCGGCCTCGAGGCGCTCAACAAGGTCGGATCGCTCACCGCCGAAAACATCGATCGGATCAACAACCTGGGCCTGATTACCGGAGGCGTGATCGCGAACACGGCCGGCCGCACCGGGGATCTCGTGGGTGCGATTCAATCGGTATCGCCGGCGCTCGAGTCGATCGCCAAGCTCCGGGAACAGTTCCAACTCACCGGGGAGCAACTCTCGCCGGCGACCGCGGAAGTCCTGAAGCTGTACGACACGATCACCAAAAACGCCGATGTCTATCAGGTGGTTTCGGGCCTCGGGCAGACCATGCAAGGCCTGGGGAATGCGATTGCGATCAACACGCCACTGGCTACCGCATTCGGCCAGGAGCTCGCGGCGCAATTCACGATCCTGAAAGATCGGGGCGTCGATGCGGGCGTGGCGCTCTCGTCCATGGCGCCGCAACTCCAGCAGTTGTGGGAGGCGTCGAAGGCCGGATCGGTGACGGTGGACGAAACCACTCAGGCGCTCCTCGATCAGGCGGAGGCTCAGGGGATCGTTGGCGATCACATGAAAGACACCAACGAGAAAGTGTTGGATGTGCTGACGGAGATCCGGGATCTGTTTTCCGTGATGCTCCCGGAGGCGATTCAACGCACCGCCGGCCAGATCGAGGCCTTGGGACCGCGAGCCGGCCGCGTAATCGAGGGGACGCAACGGCAAACGGCCGGCCTGGCCAACACGTTGGGTACCGGCATTTCACAAGCCGCGGATCGGGCCGGGGAGAGTCTCGATCGCCTCAGCCGGCGCAAGATCCGGATTCCCGTTGATTTCGAGTACGGGGATCTCCCGTCGCAAGTGGGCGGCGGGCCTGGCGCCGGCGAGGGCGGAGGCGTGACGCGGGTCAACGTCAACCTTGACGGCCGCACGATTGCGGAGGCCACGGCGCCGCACGTGCCGGGCGTGGTCGAGGCCTACGGGGTGACGTAATGCCGGGGGCCACCGTCGTTCGCATCGATGGGACGGACGTAACGGATTTCGTATCGGGTAATCCATCGATCGATTTTGCGATCAACCGGCGCGGGATGGCGCGGGTGAATTTCACCGATCGCGCCGGCACGTTTGCGCCGGCGCTCTTTTCGGACTGCACGATCGAGCTCGAGGGCGCCATGGTCTACGGCGGCTCGATCCTGACGATTCGCGGCGCAGAGGTGGCGGCGCGGCCGGCGGCTCCGTATGCGTCCGGCGTGAATCTGGCGATCGACGTGCCGGACTTTGCGGCGCTCGCCGATCGGACGGTCTACAACGGGATCACGCCGGCCGGCACGCTGAGGGCGGCGGTGGCCACGATCGTGACGCAACTCGCGCCGTTCGGGGTGACGCTCGGCGCCGGGCCATCCGGGCCGGACGTGCCGGCGCTCGCGGTCCCGTTCAAAACGTGCCGGGAGCCGCTCGATCAACTCTGCCAATTGGGCGGGTACACGTGGCGGATCGATCCCGCCAAGGTGTTGTGGTTGCTGCCAGGCGGGGCCACGCCGGCGCCTCGAGTGCTCACGGCACCGGCCGCCAAGATCGTCTCGGTGTCCTGGGAACAAACGCAACGGCTCTACCGCTCCCGGCAGTGGGTCCAATTCGGGGAGCCTGGCGTACGGCCGTACACGCTCACGGCGACGAGCGACGGGATCCGGACCGTCTACCCGCTGATCGGGGTGGGCCTCACCGGCGAGATCCGGCCGGTGGCGCCGCTCGGAATCGTCAGTGTCGGGGGCGTGATGGTGCCGGTGAGTACGCCCGGGGATGCGGCTCACGATTGGTGGTACCGGGAGGAGCCGGGCGCGGTCCAACTCGAGCTCCGGCCCGGCGCGCCGATCCCGATCGCCGGCACCGTGATCACGGCCACATTCGAGGCGCAGTATCCCGGCGCGGTGCTCCGGGTCGGGACCGGCCCGATCGTGGCGAGCGTGGACACGATCACATCGACGGATGATCCGGCCGCGGCCGCGGAGTTCGGGGATGCGCTCCTCCGGCAATACGGGATCACGCCACGGGTGGCCACGATTGAAACCCGGTATCTCGATTTCCGGCCTGGCCAGGCGGTGACGGTCAACCTCCCGGCGTGGGGATTCTCGGGCGTGTCCTGCCTGATTGATACCGTCCAGATCCGCCACGTGTTGCAGCAACAGAACGGGAACCATGCGTGGATCTCGCGGCTTACGGTGGTCGAGGGCGACGAGGGGCGCGGCTCGTGGCTCGATTTCTGGCGCCGGACGCTCGAGACGGGCGGCGGGTCCGGCTCGAGTTTCACGAGTGGCGGCGGGACCGGCGGCGGAGGCACCGGCGGCGGAGGCGGAGGCCTGGCGGAACCGCCGGTGTTTGATCTCGGCGGCTCGCGGGAAATCGCCAATCTCGGCGACACGTGGACGCCGATCGTGGATTTCAACGATGTGCTCCTCGATCCCGCCGATGGCCTCACGCGGATCGTGCGGTGCCACTCGTGGGTGCTGAGCTCGGCGTACACGGTCAACGTGCGCCTGGTGGTGCTGGCGGCCGGCGGCGGGATCGAGGAGATCCAACAGGGCACGCCCACGAATGCCACGGATCAATTCGCGGCCGGCGCGTTTCAGGAATTCACCGTGACGATCCGCGGCACGATGCTGTATTACCGCCTCGAAATGCGCTGTTCGATCGCGAGCGGTGAGGCCTGGGTGGCCGGCGCGATGCTCTATCCGGCGTGAGGGGTTCGCATGGCAACTCGAGTACTCCGGGCCGATTACGGGGTGATGTCACGGGCCACGCTCGGCTCGACGCCGGCGGCCGCGGTGCCATCGGTGGGGCCGCTCCGTCTTCTCAGCGTGCCGGCGCGGGCGGTGGGCCAGAGCTTGATTGCCATCGATGCGAGTGGCGATGTCAAGGCCGGCGCGCTCGCGGTGGCCGATATCCCGGCACCGTTCACGCGGGACGATACCGCCGAAACGATCACGCAATCGTGGACGTTTACCTCCCCGCTCCTCTACAACATCGCCGGCGAGGGGCCGCCAACCACCACGGTTCGGAGTCCGGGAACGCGCGTGGTGCTCAAGGGTCTGGTGCCGGCCAATACGGATTACGCGCTCGGGATCGAATCCGGCGGGTTCTGGAATGGCGTGGCGGCTGGTGGCGCCCACACGTTCTACAACGGGGAAACGCTCCGGATGCGGCTCACGAGTAACGGCACGTTGCAAATCTTCAACGGCACCGGCCGCCTCGAGCTCTGGGACAACACCACCAACAGCGGATCGGTATGGGGCGGGGCTTCACTCACGCTCAACGCGATGAACGGTACGCTCTGGATGCAATCGTTCAATCGGGCTGTTCTGCCCACCGTCAACTATCGCGAAAATCTCGGCACGCACAATTTCAAGTGGCTGACGCTCCACGCGGCGGAACTCTGGGTGGAAACGCTGGTTGCCCAACAGACACTCGCCACGATCGGCGGCCGGATCCTGGTGGGGCCGACCACCACGCTCACGCGGGATTGTGCGCCCACCGACACGACGATCTATGTCAAACACAATGCGTTTCAGCTTCACGTGGGAGGCGTGGAGTACGGCTCGAAATTGGTGCTCGAGGCTCAGGGCAAGTTTGAAGTGATGTTCGTGAATTCGATCACGGCGCCCACGGTCGATCCGGCCGGGGATTACGCCTATCTGGTGCTCCGCGATCAGGACGGGAGCGGCGCCAATCAGTGGTTTGCCGGGGATGCGATTTTCGATACCGGCAAGGCCTCGGGCTCGAGCGGCTTCATCGATCTGTATTCCACGCGGGGTGTCAATCAGGGATCGCAGTACGGGCCGACGATCGTGGGCAATGTCCGGACGAGCGCCGCGGCCACGGGGTGGGAGCCGCGGTGGGCCATCGGCCATCTCGAAAACATCTACAACAACAGTTCCGGGATTTTCGGCGCGGCGTTTGGCCAGGCCTCGAGCACGTACCTGCAAATTGACGCCACCAACGGGATCCGGATGATGGCCGGCGCCACCGGCCAACCGATCGGGAAATGGGCCATGGACGGCTCGATCCAGATCGGGAACCAAACACACACGCACGTCACGATCGACGCCACGAACGGGATCCGGCTCCGCCAGGCCTCGAGCGACAAGATCGTTCTGAGCCCTGACGGCAATGCCTATCTCGCCGGCGCGCTCGTGTCGGGAGGCCTTAGTGGCACGACCGGCACGGTCCGATCGGCCGGCGCCACGGCTTACAACAGTGGATCCGGATTCCTGTTCAATGCGCCGAACGGTGGCATCGTTACCGCTCTGATCGGTAATGCGGCGCTCAATCGGATCCAGTGGGACGGCTCGAATATCACGATCGTGAGCAATGCGGCCACGTTGGACGCCACGAACGGCCTCACGTTCGCGGCCGCGGCCGCCACCGAATCGGCGCGGCGGGTGAATTGGCAACTCGGATCGGGGAATCCGTACATTTCCGGGTTCGGATCGTCCACGCTCTCGAATCTGATGATGGGCATTGCGAGCCACGGCGCCAGCACGGAAGGCCGGCGCATTCGGCTCTATGCGTCCCATTCAACGCCGACGAAAGAGATTGATATCGATATGTCGATGCTGTCGGGTAGTCCGGCCTCGATTACGGTGCGGTGTGTGCCGGATGCCACGATCTATCTCAACGCCCGCGACATTGTTCTAGGCGAGAATCCCGCAGCCGAACAGACCCGGGTGCTGCCCTACTCGGACCTGGGTACCGATCTCGGTGATGCGGGCTACCGATTCCGCTGGTTCAAGGGCTATGGCATCCTCGTCGGCGCGACCACGCCAACGTCGTTCTTCCACATCACGACGAGCACCGATTCCACCGCGAAACCGGGCGGCGGGTCGTGGGGCTCGTACCCGTCCAGTGCATCGGCCAAGGACGACATCACGCCGGTGGACCCGGCCCACGCTTTGGCCATCGTGCGGCTCGCGCCGGTGGTGCGCTATCGCTACAACGGCCGGTACGGTTCGCCGAAAGGCTACGAGTGCATCGGCATGACGGCCGAGGATGCCGAACCGCTGATGCCAAAGAGTGTTGTAACGCTGCCGGACGGATCGAAAAGCTGGAATTCGCACGAGCTACTGATGCTGGCCGTGAGCGCAATCCGCGCAATCACGGATCGGCTCGACGCGCTAGAAGGGAGATGACCGAATGACCGACAGCGAGCGGCTGTGCTACAGCGAGGGGCAATTCTGGCGCAATCGGGTGAAGGCCATCTGTTTGCCCTACTGCGCGGAAGTGACCAACGAAGATCCGTACGCGCTGGTGCCGAATGAGCCCACGCTCTCGGCGCAGTACCACGCCCGGCGCGTGGCGGTGGCTCAGGATTGCCTCCGGGCGCCGGATCAATTCGCGGCGCAGAATGCGGCCTCGGTGGCGCTCTCCGGGACGATCGATCCGATCGTGTCCGATGATCTGGCGATCAAGGGCGCGGTGATCAACCTGTTTGTGATGCTGGCCGGGGGCGTGCCGGTTCCGCCTCCAGTCGAGGCCTCCGCGCAATCGACGCCGATCCCGCCGATCCCGTCGCCATCCGTCACCGGCGTGAGTTAGGGAGGCGATCGTGGCGGACCCTGTGCCGTTTCCGATGCCGGCGCCAGGACCGGCGCGCACGCTCCCGGAAGGCCTGCAAACCAAAGCGATCGCGGTCCGCTTGCAACTCGAGGCCTTCGATCGGGAGCTCCTCGTGGCGCAACTCCAGGCCCGGATCGCCATGCTCGAGCGCCAGGCGCTCACCGCCAACCTCCCGGCGCTCGAGCAACAGTGCCTCGAGGCCCTGGGCGCGCCGGCCGGCGCCCGGTTCAATTGGCAAACACTCTCGTTCGATCCGCCTCCGGAAACCTCGCCAGTGTAAACACGGGGAGCGCCGATCATGGTGCGTACGATCGTCCGTTCGGATGCGACGTGGGTCGATGTCTCACCGCTCCCGGAGGGTGGCGTGGCGGTGGCTCTGGCCACGCTCGAAGGCCTCGAGGTTCGGAAGATCGACGGATTCGGCGATCGCGTGTTGTGGCGGCTCAACGTGGAGCCGGGAGCCTTCGGATTTCTCCGGGCGGCCGCCGATTCCTTGGGCCGGGTGGCCTGTATCGGCCAGGGCCAGAACGGATACGCCTACCTCACACGCCAGGGCGCGGCGCTCGAGGCCGTGGGCCTCACCTTCGGCGTGTTCTGCGTCGAAATCCGCGGCCTCTATGACGGATGGGAGCTCGCCATTCTGCGTAATGGCCATTACGAGCTCCTCACGGTGCCGGTGGCCGGGCCGATCGTTGCCAGAGTGGCCATGTCCACGCCCACGACCCAAGGGTTTATCCAAGCGGACGGGCCGGAGGGCGTGGTGTTGCAGGACGATGGCCGGCTGGCGGTGCCGGGCCTGGTGCTGGCGGAGTTTGCGGCCGGGCCGGTGGCGGCCGCCTATCAGCGTGGCCTAGAGGCGTACTACGCCGGCCAGAACGGCGACGAGGGGCCGGATCGGATCCGGCTCACGGATGGCGCCCGGTTCGCGGCCGTGATCGAGGAGTACGCGCAACCACCGCATGCGATCCGGGCGCTCGACGGCTCGATTTGGGTGGCCACGTGGGCCGCGAGCGGCGCATTCGTCGCCGGCTACCCGACGCCGGAGGATGTCCCGTGGGGCAATGACGCCGGCGACGGGCCGCCTCCACCGGACATCG